GCAGGATCATCAGATATAGCACTATCAGTATAATCTACTGTAAACATATATTTACCTGTGTAAAACTCTCCATCTATTTTGCATATCCAAGGACTTGAACTTGTTCTATCCATTACATAAACTGCATGATTTCTAGAACTACAGTCCCAAGGTTGTGCTAGATGAGGAACCATTGCATCAGGCCACTTTTCTAATACAGTGTCTCCAACTAAAGCAGTTATGGGCATCCTAGCCCACATTGCTCCTCCATGTACATTTGGATCATCATTATCATAAGTTTCTGCACCAGTAAAAACTAATTGAAAACTTAAAGATCTATCAGGAATACAAGTAACAGCTATAGCTAATGCGTGTATATATTCTCCATGATATTGCGTATGATTATATGTGTATTCTTTCCGTACCCAACATTTAAAATGTGGGATATTACTTTGTAAATAGGCCACTCACTAGTCCTGTTCCATTGAAAATGTTTTACTTTTAGCTCTACAAGCTTCAAATTCAGTTTTATGTTCTTTTTTAAAAATACGATCATAATTAAAATCATAAGCTTCTTTGTTAAACTTTTTACGAAATCTGCTTTCTTTACTGGCTATAGTTCCAGTTTTAACTACAAAAGGTTTTTCATCCGTTCCAAGTTGGGCCACTTTATTAATCTCCTATATAAAAGGCTTGGGGGCCGTTAAGCCCCCTTACCTGAGTTAAGTTCTAGTCAATACCGTAGAAGGCAGAAACTAGGGCTTCTCCACGTAGTACTTTTCCTCCATAAACATGAAGTCCACGTACAATGTCACCAAAGCTATCAGGATCACGAATAACTTCTGTACTCGTAATTGTCTGAGCGGTAGCTGTAGAAGACATGTGACCAGCAATACATTTACCAGCAGCATTAGAGGTGCTTGCAATGTTATTAGTCTTGTACATGTCAAATCCACGTAGCTTACCAGAGCTTACCAATCCATTACGGATTGAGCCTTGACCAGCGTTGTAGTCTACTGACAAGAGCTTAGAAGAACTTTGTACGAGAACTTCATAGAACTCTGGATTAGCTAGGAACCAACGTCCTTCTTCAGGTACGTTTTGCTCGTCTAGCAATCTTGCCATATGAGACAATACATCGATTGGGTCATGTTCGCCTGATGCAAAACCAATGTCCAAGTTACCAGTACCGTCAAAGGTTCCAGCAGCAAGGTCAGTTGCACTATCAGAACCTAGAACATGATTAGGACTAGAAGCTGATACACCAGCAAACATAATTGCAATTACACCAGCATCAAATGCATCTCGTAGCGCATAAGCTGCTGACGATGATGCAGTTTCACGCCAGTTTACGTGTGACATATTTGATTCAATGTCATC